TATTTTTACTGAACATTCAGTATATCCTGGAGCAGTATCTCTCCATGCTCTATCTCTATCAATAATCTTTTTAATTTCTTCTACTGTTGCCATACTTATCCTCCTAGTATTTTCATATTGTACTAAAAAGTAGAGGGTGTCGTAAAGTCCTAAAAGTATTCGACCCAACCTGTTGCTATAAACTTCTCTCCACTCAATGGTGGATTACCTCTGTGCATATGAGTAAAATAAGCAGGGAATACTATTGCTGTTCCTGCCTTTGGTTTAAACCTGACTGACTGATGTAAGAATTCAGTTTCACCACCATCTTCTACATCATTAAGAAATACTGACCATGCTAAGAATCTATCTCTATCCTCACCCTTTGATCCTACTACTTCGCAATGCCAAATATGATATCCTTCTCCAGGAACTGTTCTTTGTACTTTTCCTTGAAAGATTCGATATTGTATTTCTTTGAGTACAGGATAATTATTAATGTAATCACCTACTATGGCATTTTCCATGTATTCTATAAAATCTTTTTGATTGTGCCAAGTGACTTTGGATTCTTCATAATCTTGCCAACCTAGCAATGTCATAGACTCATCTTTCTTTTTAGTTGATGGAGATGGATCGTATTCTGATCGCATTCTAGTTTGACCAGCATCTTTACTGAATTCAAACTGCTTGATCAAATCATTGCATTGTTCGCGTGTTAAGGCATTCTCATAGATACCTATGTGATCTCTATATTCTACTTTACAATTTGGGTTCATGTCATTAACTCTGCAAATTCTGCCAATGCTATCTTCTCTTCTGTTGATATGTCAAAGTGTTTAGATTTTTTAGTCATTGGCATATACAATATTGGTTCTTCTAATTCAATATCAAGTAATTGTAAAGCAGAAGGAACATCATCTTTAAAGTCCTCATGATTTAACACTACATGATTGGGAAACTTTTCTCTTACAGATTTATCTCTATCATTAAAAGTAAGAACTATGTTTACAATTTCTTTCATTCTTTCTAGTCTTTCATCTATACTCCAAGAAAAGAATTCTTCTTTCCTTGATCCTGTAATAGGAGGTGTAGCAAAGTTTCTTTGCTTGTTTACACCATAATCATGAAAGTATGTGAGACTTGAAATGTAAAAACTTGTTAACACCTCAAGTTTATCTCTATCTACAAAGATTGGTATGTAATCATTATTATGGACAAATGCCTCTAGATGGGGCATATGTTCGGGAAGCACATTACATGCTTCAATTTTAAAAGGTGGGAAATCTTCAGGGCAATCATCGAAGAATGTGCCTATGCCAGTTCTGTATAATGACACACCTCTGCCATTACACCACATCATCTCATCTATATCTAGTTTTCTGTACTTAGATTCCCAAACTGATTTAAGTAATTCTTGTAGAACTACTGATGATGTTCTTGGTTTAGCAAAAACTGCGTATCTAGGCAACTTGATATTCTGGTTCGACATATCGCTCCTTGTTCCCTAACTGTGAATGACACTCTATACAGGTGTCATTCTCTAAAGGACTTTGATATTTATATCCGCAATTTATACAGTCATTTTCTGTTTCGTTTTTCCTTTCGGTCATGATAATCCCTCACAGCATATACTCGCAACCATGCGAATACAGTCATCATTAATGTAGTGTAAACTCCTATCCAAAATGCACTGATGATACCCCATACATCTATAATGATATACAGGCAGACAAGTTGTAATGGAAAATTAATAAGTGTGCCAGAAAAAACAATCCATGATGTTTCTCTGGCAACCGATCTTTCTCTTTGGTTCAAAAGAGTTCCTTTTGATTAGGATCATACTGAGGATCAAGCATAGACTTGATTTGATTAATGGTGGATTTAGAATCTCCCGAGATATGTAAGATTCCTAACCCACCAACATCAGTAAATGATTTGATGTTTGATTTCCTATCGTCAATTAGCAGGTATCCAGGTTGAGCATAACCTCTTTTGGATCCACCCTTTTCAACACAATTTACAATCATGTTTGGATCAACCCATTCATCAATCCATTCTCTTTTGTCTTGTACTACTATCTCTCTGTTGATAGATCCTGTTGCTGTTAGTATCTCAGTTCGAATACCATGACTTTCTCTTAAAGATCTACAGAATTGAACTAACTCAAACATATCTGGATAAACATCCAAATGTCTGAATAATCTATGTGAAGTCAGTTTTTCTTTTTGAGCATCGTATGCCAAATGTCCTTCGTGGTCATTTTCAATTACAACAGATAACATCTTGGCAACTCCTGATTTGAAGTCAGCCAAAACACCATCCATATCTAGATAGATAACTTTAAGCATTAGATATACCCTGTGCAATCATTGCAATTAGTATTCCGATAGATACAAAGTACAAGGCAAAAGCAACTTGCATCATCTTTTTAGTATCTTGTAAAGTTTCTTGTATCTCTTTCATTTTAGAGATGGTTTTTTCATAATAATTTATCATATTCATTCCTTAATAAAAAGTGAGTGCCCTATGCAGTTCCGATCGGACTAAACCATATCACCTTAGTGGATTCGAGGTTTCCAGTAAGGGCACTCTTGACTCTCAAACTCTTTCCATAGCAACCTAGCAATCTTCGTGCACCTTTCAGTGCGAGTTTTTGAGTCTTTGTTTCCATAATTATATTGTATAAAAAAAGTACCAGTGTGGTAAAGGGATTCTTAATGAATCCCTGTCCATCTAACTGATTTTGTCCAAGTAGTATCGTCAAAGATATTACCTCTAGCAAAGTTAGTAGCAGGTCCTGCCCAACCAGCAGCCATTAAAAGGTCGCCAAATTTGAAACTTTTGTTTTTAACATTAATGAAACCATTAACAGTTCTTTGATTCTCATCAGCAGAAATAATTTTGATGTAGTTTCTGCCAAATGAAATTGAAAGTCCTTCAGCATACTGACCAATTCTTTTGGCAGCAAACTGAGATAGATCTCCTTCTTCATTTCTCAAGGATCTTAAAGTCCATTCTGCATAATTAGTTTGCATTCTGTTTAATAGTTTGTCGACTGCCATTGATAACTCAATGCCATATTTTTCAGCGACTTGTCTTAGGTAATCAGATCTTTCCATTTTCACTCCTTTGGTTTTATCTTTCATTATCAATAGTGTATAAAAAAACGATGGGTGTCGTAAAGTCTTTTTATAAATTATTTTTGTAATGTTCTACGATTGATCTAAAATTACCAAAGAATCTAAGGGATATGAATTTGGCTGGATTTTGTTTGTCTAATGGTACTGTATGCTGCAGGGAACCATCGAATATAAAGGGTTTGTATTTCTCAACTTTGAGTGAATGTATTTTGCCAGATTTGCTTTTAACTTGAAAAGTCCAATCGGAACTTAAAGGTAAGATGAGTGGATCAGTGAATTCATCTATACCATTAGGATGATAATCGGAATGCCATTGAACTTGGTTTCTCCATCCATATTCAGACCAAGCAAATTCGGCATCTAGATTAAAGTATTTCTTAAGAAAGGAAGATACATAATTTGAATGTAGCATAGGAAAAGCATCGATGTTTGCCTTTACCATGAAAGGTGGTTCAATGGGAAAGTTATCAGATGCAGTAAGAAAGTAATTTGTAGAATAATAAGCATCAGGTTGAAACTTTAACTCAGGTACAAATCTACCTGCATAAACATCATAGAAATCTGACAATGATGAAGTTCCTTCTGATATCAGACTATCTACTTCTTCGTCACTTGGCGTGATTGGTTTCATCACGCATAGACAGTTCGCTTTGTCTAATAAGTTCGCTATATCCATATTTCGCTATGTAAAATGAGTCAATTATATCTGAGATAGGATGTTCTACATGAGTATCTAGTATCTTCCTAAGATCTACACCCTCTTGCTCTGTAAACTTCTCATACATCAAATCTTTATTTGCATTCCCTTTGTTTGTAGCAAACTTTTTAATCTTAGTGGGTGCCACTACAATAAAGGGTATTTCTGTCTTGTATAGTTTATGTTTTAAAAGACCTGTGTTTTCTGCAATGTGAAACACTCTTCCTTTACTTCCAAAACTATAATCCTCTAGCACAACTAGATCAGGTTTGCCATAACAAAGCACTTGAGATAGTGCCCATGTGGAAATCCAATCGAATCGCTCCTCTTGTGTAACATACTCAGGTTTTATATCACCGATGATGTTATTACTATATGGGGGGTTTTTCTTATCTATTAGATAATGGAAAGTGCAGTTCTCAAAGGTGAACTCACCTCCCTCAAAACCACAGACTGCTGGGCAACCCATGGCATAATCAATACCAACTATTTTCATCTATTCGTCGTAATAACTTTCGTTCTCGTCGACTCCGTCCTCCAGATCTAGTTGGCTGCCACAGAATGGGCAAAAATGTAATTGATAGGGTAATCGCAGATTGTGTTCAATAGAACAATCAGCATCACATTCATCACAATGTATAAGATATCTAGAATAGTTATCTCTCAATGTTGACATTAGGTTCTTTGTACCTTATTGATTTGACCGATTAAAGCATCATAACCACCTATCTTTTCTCCTTTGAAAATGATTTGCGGAAATGTTCTTGCTTCAGGAAACTCTTCAAAGAGTTGCTCTCTGGTAAAGTCCTCATTCAGTTTCTTAACTTCTACAGTAAATCCTTGTGATCTTGCAGCATCTTCTGCTCTTACACAATAAGGGCAATCGTCTTTACTGTAGATAATAACTTCTGCTTGTTTTTTCTTAGGCATTTTTCACCTCTATTATTCTTCTGATCGTTGTCACATCATTGTAGTCACCAAATGCTGTGTATTCTCTTACTACCTTTTCTTCAGTTAAATAACCATCAACCACTCTTGTGGTGATAATCTCCCTTCGTAAAACATCTTTTGTATCTTCAATACCATTAGGAAATGCTACATCAGTCATTGGTCCTTCTTGAATGTTTACTACCTTGTCATATGCTCTGCTCATAATTTAAATCCTTTAAAAGTTTCATTTGTCACATCTTGTTTAATCCCACCCATTACATAAGATTCAATCTCAGTTTCTTGTGGAGCATTTTGTAATCCTCTACTAGATAACCAATGTTGCGTCCATGGTAATGGATTATTGTTTTGGGATATATCATATATAGCATCCATTCCAATTGCTCTTAATCGCTTATTGGCAATGAACTCTACATAACTACCCAAAAGGGAAGCACTCAGTCCTATCATGCTTCCCTTCTGAAATAAAAATTCTGCCCATTCTTTCTCTTGTTCAACTGCTTCTTCGTACATCTTGTACACAGTATCTTGCTGATCTTTAATTACTTTTAGCATTACCTTGTCATTCTCAGACTTTTGATAATTCTTAAGTATATGCTGTGAGATTGCTAGATGCTGTGACTCATCACGAGCAATTAAGGATATGATCTTAGCAGATCCTTCCATTAATCTCAGTTCGCCAAATCCAAAAGTACAGGCAAATGAAACGAAGAAACGAATCCCCTCTAAAATATTGATACTTATTAATGCTAGATATAGTTTCGTGTATAACTCTTCTTTATCAATCTTATGTCCTACTTCATATCGTCGTGCGGTGTGAATAAAGTCATCGTATGATTTTGTAACACTTTTTGCTCTTTTTAGTATCGCTTCTTCGTTTAGAATCGTGTCGAATACATCACTAGGATTAGGATACAAATTCTTAATCATGTATGTATAAGAACGACTATGTATTGTTTCCATAAAGTCCCACGCAATAATGCATGCTTCTAACTCTGGAAGGGTTGTATAAGGCAGTAGAGCAATCGCTGGTCCACGACCTTGTACAGAATCTAATAATGTTTGGTATTTAAGATTAGAAGTGAAGATATGCTTTTGTGCATCATTCAGTTGCTGGTAATCATTTCTATCTTTTTGTAATGATACTTCTTCGGGTCTCCAGAAGTATCCTAATTGTGTTTGAGTAAGTTTGTCAAAGATAGGGTATTTAAACTCATCGTATCTTTGCGTGTTTAATCCTTTACCAAAGAACATTGGTTCTTTTAGGAAGTTTACTTTCTCTCT